GTAAACCTGCTTGTGTTTGCCTGTCAAATTCTGCAAGTGTTGTATCAATAACATCTTGTTGAAAAGGAGACATATAAGCTTGAAAAGCTGTAGGACCTGTTAATTGTCCTGCTTGTGTCAAGAAAGGTTGAAAGCCACCAAGTCCAGTTGATAATTGTTCTGCTTGTGTTGTTAATGCGCCAGGCCCAGCAATAAACTGTCGACCCATAGTTTGCGATAAATCTTGTGTTTTAAAATCGCCAACTGCTTTTTGTAAATCATCTAAATACGTTTTGCTAGCTGCTTCTATAAATTCAGGTGGTAACTGTCTTACTGATTGTACTTCTGCCATTAAACTCTTCCTCCTCTTTCAAGGGCTTTCATCATACTATACATTCGTTGAGCTCCCTTGTTAACATCACCTTCACCCATACCTCTTACAGCATCGGCTGTGAACACAAATTCATTATTAGACAACATCGCAGGGATGTCATCTTCTTTTTCTTTTATACCAACTGGAGGTATAAATCCACCAGTTTCTCTAAGATCTAATTCTTTTACACCCTTTGGATTTTGCCTTACAGGTAGCCCCTCGATGCCCGCTGCTTGCATAGCGTTATCGCTAGCACTATCGCCCATAGCGTACTCTATTCTACCACCTTCTGCTGCTTCTACAGTAGGATCTTGTCTTTTCATATATTGTCTAAACTCTTCTAATATCCTATCTTTATTAAAATTTTTCATAGCCTTGCCTCTTTCTTTCATAAACTCTTCAAAATCATCATAAGTTCCTTCAGCAAAACCTATTCTGCCCCCCTGTGCATAACCACCAGCTCCTGATGAGTATTCAGAAACGTCTCTATTTACTTGAGCTTCAAGCGCCTCTACATCCTCAGTGCCATCAGCTTTTACAAAGCTTTTTAAATTTCTATATCCTTGTCTTAAATAACTTTTTAAAGAATCAACGTTTCTGGTTGCTTCGATAGCCTCTTCATCTCCCTCTTGTGCTTTAGCCATCACACCACCTAATATAGAACCTGCAGCTCCTATAGCTAGATTCTTAGCTGTTTTACTTGTTAAGAATTCTGGTAATGCCATATTACTACCTAACATAGGTCCTAATTTGTATGCACCAAAACCTAAAAGAGCAGCTTTTCCAATATCAGATGATAAAATATCTTTAATACCACCAGTAACTTTTTTAACAGTCTTTTTAGCTGCCTTAGCTATTTTACCTAAAAAGAATTTATCTCTAGGCACGATATCTATAATACCTCCACCCATACGTAATTGTCTTTTCATCTGTCCTCTTGTTATTGGCATAATTTAATTAAATTGTTATAGGCAGGTTTTAAATCCTGTAAACTCCAATCTACTTGGTTTTTGGAAATAAATCAAGACTTGGCATAACCACCGTAACATCCCTCCTAATATCCTCTGGGGAGACACCTTTTGTTTTCCAAGCCTCCTCGTTTTCGTACTTTTCACCAGTCTTTTTATTAGTGATTATCTCTATTATTTTCTCTGGTTTTAATTCTTTCATTATGTAACTACCTCTCTTGGTTGGATTTGTAATATAGAAGCTACCACGTGCAATTCATTTGCATCAGAAGCTTGTACTTTTAGAATCTCACTCTCTTGTACTACAAGGGGTTGAGTTAAAAGTTCGGTTGTTGTGTTAGTATCTATAGCTTTGGTTTTAAACAAACTAAATATGTTAGATGAAGCATCCACTAATGTAACATCAATATTACAACTAGAACCAGAGTCATTAGATACTAAGATAGATTTAACCAAAGAAACGTTGGCTGATGGTGTTGTATACAGAGTTGTTAAATCTGTTGTGGTTAAATCTACTTTTGCGTTTACAAAACTATTAGCCATTAATTTAAAAAGAAGTTTTGAGCGTCAACTTCATCCTTTAATTCTTGTTGAAACGTTGTATTTAATTTTTGCACTATTGCATCAAGATCTCTAACCTGTGCGTCAGCAACATCTTGCCTGTATGTAGGTGAGGGTCTTGTTAATACTTGTACTATCTTTGCCATTATCTTCTTCCGTCTGGTTGTATATCTAACCTAAATCCACCAAGTTTCCAACTCTGAGCTGCAGCAGTATTTGCAACTTTTAAAGATACCGCTCTTGCTCTAGCTCTCGTATCAACTTTTTCTGTTGATGACGATATTGTAAAAGGACCAAGAGCTGAACTTGCTTCAGTATTATTTGGAAAGTTTCTTAGATTTAAAGTAATTTGTGTATTACCTGTTTGCGATAAAAAGTCAGGTATGAATCTTCTAATCTTTGCAAAGAACTCACCGTCACCACCTTGACTTATGTCAAAGTCTCCAGACTGTATATTTGAAGTTACGGCTGTTGTAGCTGTTGAAGTAACTTGATCAGTTCCTGTTTCGTGTTCATAGTATATTGTGCAACCATCTGTGTTACCAACAACATCATAAGAATTATTTGAACTAGCGTCATAGTCTGTGCCGTGTGGTTTACCAAATACAGCAGAGTCTTGCCACGTTGTTCTATCTAGCGTGCCAGTTGTCCATATTGGTCTTTGAGGAGTTGACTCTTGATAGTTATAAGTGACAACTCTATTTACAACTGTTGATCCTGAGGCACAATAAAACCAATTTATTTCACCAAACAGATTATTTAATCCAGCGTTAATTAATTGGTTAGCTGTCGTATTTAAATCATCGTAAACAAAATCTTCAACTAAACAAGGCAGTGTTTGAAGAGCACCAGCGTATTTAAAGAAACCATTCTCTGAAAACCAATATGCAGCGCCATCTACTTCAACAGCTGCGTTCTGTCCTATCAGTCCACAGTTTGTACCTACCTGTGCAAAACCAAATGTAAAAGGTGGTCCTATAAATCTCTGTGTAAATAAAGCGGTATCTGTCCAAACGTAAATCGCATCACGACCTCTAACAGCTCCCATAATTCTAGAACCATCTGCAAGTCTCTGTGTGCCGGCAGTGTTGGTAGCCGTAGGCGTATAAGTATTAATATCCTCTTGGTTAGAAAACCTAATAAACATTTGATCTTGTGTAGACTGATCACCTATAGTTGTTTCTGTTCCAAAAAATACTAAGTGTCGATCAGGTGTGGATACGATCATATCTCTTGACGCTGTTGGTGCTCCTGAAATAATTGTAGCTCTTGTTGCGTTGGCATTTGCAAGGTCTGCGTTCCATTCAAAAACTTGTTTGTTATGGATAAGCGCAATAATTTTATTACCAAAGTTATCTATGGACCAAAGTCCTGGGTCAATCACTAAATCTCCTGATGCAGCCTCGCCCCACGCTACGAAGTCAGACGTATTAGTTACAGTGGCTCCGTCTGAGTGTGCAGCTCTTGTTGTTCCTCTGACTGCTCTTGTAATTCCTGTTAAGTCATTGCCAGAAACCCCTGTGTAAGATATTTCTTCTGTCCCTACTTTTATAAAGTTTGTTCCTGTTGTTGGAAAGTTTGTTGTGCTCGCTAATGTTACGCTCGTTCCTGACCCACCTGTTCCTGCCGTGTTGTCACCTAAAGCTCCATTTAAAGTTGATGTTTGAGGGTTAGCAGCTTCACCACTCCAAGATCCTAAGCCCCAACCAAATCCTGGTAATTGTTCTGCTGGTCCCACTGGATAATAAAGTTGAACTCTAATACCACCAGAAGTAGTTGCACCAGAACCAGACTCGTTAGATGGCATAGTTATAGTTAAAGTAGTATTAGTTGGTGTGCTGGTCACCATAAATTTTTTATCATCAAAATCAGATGCACTAAAATTTGAGTTTGTAATTGTTGTAAAATTATCTAGTAAAATTATGTCTCCAGGATTAGCACCGTGAGCTGTAGAAAAAGTTATTGTAACAACAGCTGATCCGTTTGTAGTGCTAAAAGCGTTAGTTAAAGTTGTGGTTGTTTTGATGGGATGTATGTCATAAAACACACCTCCTGAATAAGCATATAAAATTCTGTTAGTTCCTATAATAGAATATTTGACACCGCTACTATTAACAATGTGGTGCATAGCTCTCGCTGCCCCTGTTAATTTATCAGTCCCTAGTTGTTGCCATCCACCTATTTTTTCTGGTGAGCCATATCTAAATCTTACATTGTCACCATCAACCCACTGACCCTCTGCTTGAGTCTCTGTAAGTTGTTTATTAAATCCAGGTAGAAATTGTACTTTTCTTAGCATTATATCATTATACCGGTTTTTAGGCAAAAATATAGTCCAATATAGTTAGGATATCAACTCCTTTTACTTTTGAGGACCGTCGTAATAATTGAAGTTAATAACGATTCTTCGATCGGTATCGGTTTGACCGATGGCTCTGTGAGTTAATTCTGAAGGGAATATCAATATTCTGTTTTCAACAGACTTAATTTTCTTTTTACTTTCTTTAAATTCAGTGCACCCATTATTTGTATTTACATAAAATATTGCTGTTCGAGCTCCTTGACTATCTATATGATAACTAGAATTTGAGTCTGGTTTTTTCACCATTAAATTGGCTCTAATGTTAATTAAAGCAATAGGCTTTAAATTATTTAAGATTGGTTGTAGCACATCTAAATGATTTGAATTAACCCTGTTGTTATGGAAGAAAGAATGAAAGAAGAAAGAGCAGTCTTTGTCGGCCTTTACTTGTGTGTTTGAATAAAACCAAGAAAAATTGTCTGAAAGTAGTAAATTTTTAATACTTTGCAGCTCTTCTTTTTTTAAAAAATTATTTTTAACAACTATGTTGTTTTTCATTTTTTGCAAAAATTAAAAGATATAGATATTCTTTTTTGTTTTCGGTTTAAATTTGGATCAACTTTATGTGGTAGCCAAGAGGGAAAAATTAATAATAAATTATTTTCTGGTTTAAGTGCGTATGAAGTAGAGTTTAAAGGATTAAATTTATTGTATTTACAATCTGTCCAAGCCCAATCCATAACTGTTTTCTCTAATCTCTCAAATATAATTAAACCAGATTTTTTTGGAACATCAATATAATAAACACCCGAAAATAAACTTTCTGGATGCGTGTGTAAAGAATTGTAATTTTTGTAATTATTTACGTTTAACCAAAAATTATTTAACCTTAGTTCTTCTACAAATCCATATTCTTTAGCGTACTCATTAACTTCATTTGTAAGAGCATTTAGAAAAGGTGCAAACACAGGTTCTTGACTTGGTAGGTCATTAGATTGATAACCTCCTACGTTTGTTTTAATACGACCTTTTTCTTTTTTATAAATTAAATTTAATTTTTTCTTAAACTGCTTATCATTAGCAAATTTTAAATAGTTTGCATAAACAGTAGTTTTGAATAATTCTAATTTATTTTTTTCCATCTTTATTCTTAAATATTTCTAAACATTCAGATATAGTTTTTTGTCTTTCATATTCTAGTTTTATCTCTTCTGAAGTAGGTTTAGGTAGAGGTGACTCCCACCTTAATAAAGTGTAAACCCCAGCTGTACAATCTAAATCATATGACACATTTGGAGATAACGCTAATGACTTTATTGCTGTGTCCATACCCCAAACAAATCCTTTTTCACTACTAAAATATTTAATTATTTCTTCAGTGGTTAATTTTCTTTTCATTTTAATTTTAACTCAGTTAAATTAAATTTTTGACCTATCTTTCCTTTTATAAAAACATTAAAAGCTAGACTTATTCTTAAATTATTTCCCTTTTTATTTTCTACTTCGTGATTTAAGTGAGATGGAAATAAAATTAAGTCTTTGTTTTTTAGTGGAAAGTGCCAACGATCAGAATTAAAATGATTCCAATTTTTTCTTTCAAAAATTAAATATTTTTCTATCCCTAAAACTTCTTTATGAAAAGTAATACGATCAAATTGTTCGTCACAGTCAAAATAAAAAACACCAGAAATAAAGGAGTTAGGGTGGTGATGTCTATGATGAAATTGATTTGTTTGTGTATAATTCAACCAAGATTGAGTTATATAAAATTTTATCCCATCAACAGGATCAAAAATATTTTTGAAATAAATATCTATTTTTGATTCAATTTCTTTTTTTAATTTAGCAAAAGGTTTTTTGTTAAGAACATAACTATCTAATGAGGTAACATTACCTACATTTTTATATGGCTTCTTTTTATTTTTTTCTACAAATTGTAATTCAGATTTAGTAAATTCTCTTTTTAATTTTGAAAGATAGATAGGAGTAGGAAATAATCCAGTTAATATGTCATTGTCTACGTTTTCTTTCTTTTTTTCATTATATCTTATTCTCATATTAATAACCCCAAGTAACAAATGAATATCTAGTTCCTTTTGTAATAGAAGTAACTTCGTGAGGATACATAAAATTAGATGGAAAAATTAAAATATCTCCTGTTTTAAATTTAAGATATTTATCTATAATTTTAAAATCTCCTCCTTCATAATTTTGATTTAATATTCCAACCACACTCAATATGGGTATGCCTTTTTCTTGACCATCAAATATAGTGTAAATGTGATCTACGTGAACGGCCATATTTGATTGTTCATCATATCTATTTAATCTAAAAGGCGAAACACTTTCAACCATTTTAAAAGGATCATTTTTATCATTAGAATAATTAATCAATGGATTCTCTTGATATATTTCGTCTCTATATTTATTTAAAGCTTCTTTAACAAAAGGAACTAAAGTATCTTGTTCTTTCTTTTCTAAATCGTAATTTTTTAATTCTTCTTCTTTTCTAGAACCAATAACAATTCCATTGTTTTGCCATTGATGTCTTCTATAATTTACTTTTTTAAATTTTTTTAATAAATTAACACAAACTTTTTTAGGTATAGTGTTATATACTTTTATAAAATTGTATAGATTCATTCTGTATTTGTTTATGACTTAAATATAGTATAAATAAACTATTCTTTCAATACCCAGTTTTGAGTATTTTCATTCCAATCATATTCATTGCCATCATTAGGATAAGCAACAGGTGGTTCCCATACCCCTTTTGTTTCATTTAACACCCAACTATCATAAGTTTTAGGTGCAACAAATCCATCAATGGTTTCATTATAAGTAAAACCTATAGACCCATAATTTTTTCTAAAAGGTGTTCCTCCTAGTGTATGAACATTTGCGTATGTGTTGTAAGAAGTTTGTTTCCAAACATCATTTGTTCCGTAAAGATTATTTAAAAAATCAACACCAGCTTGTTCAGTGGTAGCGATATCGTTAGATACAACTACAACGTCTTGAACAATATTATCTGAATTTAATTTGCAAAAATGAGCCATTATGATTGATAAGTTCCATTCCCAGTAAATTTAATAACTGTAAAAGCACCATCCGTTGTAATCGTTGGACTTCCTGATGTAGTTCCTGGATAAAAACTTGTTGGAACTCTTAAAATAACAACTCCAGATCCACCTGCTCCACTAGTTTGTCCAGGTGAAATATCATAAGACGCACCGCCTCCACCTCCGCCAGTGTTAGCAGTTCCTGCCGTTCCGCCAGAATTACCTGGGGATGGGCTAAAGGCTCCGTTGGAACCAGTTCCACCGCCGCCTTGTCCTCCAGCTCCACCAGGACCTGATGATTCAGGGGCACCTCCACCGCCGCCAGAATAATAAACTGTTGAACCTGTTATGGTATTAGCCGCGCCAGCGCCACCATCACCGCCTTTTTGTACTGTTGAAGGTGATGCATTTCCACCTGTTTGTCCGGCTCCAGCAGCTCCTCCGCCACCGCCGCCTCCAAGACCATTTGGAGAGGCTCTACCAGCTCCTCCGTCATTACCTTGTGATGGTGAAACTGATGGTGTATTTCCTGATCCACCTGCACCTCCTCTTGAAGAACCTCCAGCTCCAGAACCTCCATCTCCACCAGTTCCAGCCTGTGGGCCACCTTGTAATGGTGATCTAAAACCTATTCCTCTACCACCTCCAGCAGAACTTATAGTTCCTAAACCTGGTTCTGCCAATGATGATGCTGCTCCAGCCGATCCAGCACCTCCAGTTTGAGGCACTGCAGGCGCAGCTGCGCCTCCGGCTCCTATTGTAACTGTAAACGTTAATCCTGTATCAATTCCAGTATATGTTCCTATTCTATATCCACCTGCTCCTCCGCCTCCAGAACCATATGGACCACCGCCACCGCCACCTCCTCCTGAGACGAGGTATTCTAAATCGTTGGTAGCGCCTGCGCCTGCAGAACCAAAACCTAAAATTTGATAGCCAAAAGATTTTGTTTTTGGGGTTGATGTATTTTTTTTATTTCTAGGACTTTCACCTATTAGATTCTTTTCTATTTTATCCATTTATTCTCCTTATAGATCGTTAGCAGAATCTGTAGTGAAGAATAATTTAATTCCTAGTAATCTTGCATCAGCATCTAAATCATCGTCTGACACATCTCTAGTTATTTGGAAGAAAACGTACTCATCATCACCAGGTGAGCCTGCAATAGTAACCGCTCCACTTTCTGCTGTAACGTCTAAATCATTTGATGTACCACTGTGCGCTTTTGCTGTAGGTGCAACTGCTGTTCCAAAGGCAGTATTTAAATCACCATTGTCCGCTAAAGCAACTGCTGCTAAATCCCAAGATACAGTTCCTGTGTCTGTTGAAGTAGCTGTAAAGAACGCTTGGAAAGTTACTGTCCCTGCATTCCAAGATTTTGGAAATGCCACTGCAAATTGAGCACTCTCATCTGAACTTTTGTCAAAATCTAAAACTTTAAGTTCAGGTCCATTACCTAATTCTACTTGAGCAGCTTCTGCTCCATTAGTCGTATTAGGATACATAGCCACCGCAGGAACCCAAATAGTTTCTTTACCTGCAATTCTAACTGCAGATACGTTTCCGCCGCTATCCTCAGCTTTAATTACACCAGTTCCTTTTGTTTTAAGATCAATACCAATGTTTGAGTCATCACCTGTTGCTGCGAAAGATGGATTGTTGCCTGTTGCAGCGTTTGCGAATGTAACTTCATTAACAGCTGAACTTGTCGCTGTTAAAAGAGCTAATTCATTTCCGTTAGTGTCTAAAACAGAAGTTCCTATTTTAGGAGATGTTAACGTTTTATTAGTTAAAGTTTGTGTCCCTGCAAGGGTAACAGTACCGGCTGGTAATGTAAGAATATTAGGATTTGTACTTTCATTTGCAGTAGCAAAAACAACGGCATCACCTTTGTCTGTTGTTGCGAAAGTAAACGAATCACCAGACCCTGTAGCGTATTTAAATTGTACTGTGTGTGAACCTGATGTTGAATTTCTTAAATAGTAAAAAGTTTGTACATCATTTGGAATAGTTACAATCTGATTTCCTGAAATCGTACCAGTAAACTCAATCATTCTATGAGATAAAGTTGCTCCAGTTGATCCATCAGAAACAGATAAAGCTGTAGTTTGTGCGCCGCCGGCTATTGATTGTTGTGTAAAACCACCAACAATTTGTTCAAAAATTTGTAAGTTAGTATTTGTTTTTGTTCCCCACGTTCCCGCATTTTCACCAGTTGCCTGGAGTTCTATACCGAGAGGTGTATATGTTGATGCCATATTTTATCTCCTATTATGCAGCGTCAGTATAACTTGTATTTGATCCTGTTGCAACATTTGTATACGAAGAATTTGAACCTGTGTCAACATCAGAATATGCTTGAATTCCAAAGCCAGAAGCAGTGCCAAAAGCGGCTACAGATACTGTTGCAGATTGCCCTGTTAAACCTAACGCTATTTGATCAACTGTTGTGCTTCCTACAGCAGAAGTTATAGCTTGTCCTGTTAGCCCTTGAACGATTGCTAATGGATCTATACTTCCTACTGATGCAGTTGCAGACTGTCCGGTTGGAACCACAACAGGACTTGAATTAATAGTTATTGAACCAGATGAAGCAGTTGCTGAGACTCCACTAATTCCAACAACGTCAGCAGGTGTAAGAGCGCCAACCGCAGAGGTTGATGCAATTCCTGTTAGTCCCATTACATCGGCTGGTGCTATTGATCCAACAGATGAAGTTGCGCTAACTCCTGAAATAGAAAACTCTGCACTACCAATCATTGTTACTGATCCAACAGACGAAGTTGATGAAACGCCTGTTAGTCCCATAACATCTGCAGGGTTTATAACAAATTGACCCCAACCTTGTTCTTGACCCCAACTACCATCACCATAAGTTGAGCCAACACTAACATTTAAAGTTACTGCATCTGGGGCAGTTAATTCAAAAGAGAAAGATGATTCTCCCCAACCTTCATCTCCCCAAGAGTCTGATCCCCATCCTTGTAGCGGGAAAGCTGTTACATCACCAACGGCAGAAGTTATTGCACCTGGAGAAGTTAAGGATTGTGTTATTTCATTACTTTGCCAGGCGTTTGCTCCCCACGTTAATACTCCCCAAGTATTAGAAGTTGGAGTGTTTGCTTGACCTCCCATCGCTGGGTGATTACTGCAATAATAGTATAAAGTTGGCGCAGAAGAGGCTACGGTAATTTGTGTGTAAGCTCCGTCGCTTCCTGGCGTTCCATTAGTTGTAACACCAGTTGTATATTCGTCTCCGCCACTGTGAGTTCCACCGCTGGTTGTTGAAAATCTTAATGGGTGGTTAGAGTTTGATGAATCAGATTGATCAAATCTATATGTTGCACCTTCAGCTAAATTAACTGTAGCTTGTTGTACACCATCAATAAAATATTTATTACCGGAACCGGTAGAGACTACCGTTACTGTAAAGGTTCGAGTAACGGACATCCGTTCCTACCTCCTTACGCTAATCTTATGATCGCGTTTGTAGCGTCTGCTGTTGGGAATTGAATTGTAAAAGTTCCAGCTGTTACTGTTTTGTCTCCGCCAAAAGCAACTACCGCACAAGCTGGATCACCTGTTGCTGTATCGTTGTAAATCAAACAACCGTTTGCCGTAAACGTTGCGTCTGTGTAACTTACATCTGCAAAATCGCAAACAGCTGTTGTTCCAGAAGTCGTTGGAGTTACGCTTGTTAACGTAGCACCACCGGATGTGTAAGCAGTTCCAGATGTGTTAGTAATTTCGTTAGAAGATGAAAACGCTGTAGTTGAAGCTCCTAGAGTTGCAGAGCTAGTGTATAAGGCAATCTTAAAAGTATTACCTGTTGTTGCTGTAAAATTGTGAACTCCTTTTAAAAGCTCTACTTTAAAACTTGTGCATATCGCCGATGTTATTGCCATAATAAAACTCCTTAAGGTGTTGTTGATGGTATTGTTATTCTAACAGCGCCATCTGTGTAGTCATCTCGTCTTCTTCTACCGATTTGCTCTACACCAAATTTATCTACTTCTTGTTTATACTTATTTTCATAAAGTGTCAACATATCTGCTGGGCCTTTTAAGAAAGCATAAGTCTCTGCCAAACAGCAATATAATAGGCCATTTGGAAAATTCATACTAATATAATTAGTATTATCACCCTCTAATAACGTTGGAGCAGCATTATAATGCACCCTAAATTTGTAAGTGGTATCAGGGACTGGGGCAAACATCATTCTTCCAGAAGTGGTATCAGACTCTCCTGTAGCACCACCAAACATAGCATAATATTTAGGTTGGCCTCTTTTCGCTGACTCTGTAGATGAGATATATTCTTGTAAATATGTAACATCTTTTTTCTGTAAAAATACGTTTGCTCCTGTAGTAGCTGAAGTTGAATCATAAACTTGTACTGCTCTAATAAAAACTGCTCCTGCTGGGGCGTTAATTGTTTCTTGACCTGTAACTAAATTACCAGTTTGTTGCTTTCTATCAGCATCAATTGGCACGTCTCTAAATATTCTATACTGTGCATTTAAAATAATGTTTTCTAAAACAGAATCAGATAACACATTAGAATCAACTTCTGTGTAACTTCTTATTTGTGTTTTTAATCCTGATGCGCTTAATCCTGCCATTATGGTGTCAATGTTACCGGCCCTGCCGTTACAAACATTCCTCCTGCTTTTTCCGTTACAGTAGGAGTTGATCCCAATGTAAACGTATAATTATTTGTTCCTGTTACTGTTATACTAAATCCTGAAGCATTTTCAAACACTGTAAAAGCCACTCCTCCTGGTGATCCATCTACGTTTCTAAAAACAACAGTGTTTCCAGTTGTTCTTCCGTGACTTGGTTCTGTCACTGTAATTGTTTGACTTCCAGATGTAATATTAAAAGGATTTCCTGGTAATAAATTTTCTGTAGTTGGTTCTGTTCTATCAGGTTTTGCCATAGGTAAACCTTGAGGATCAGCTCCGTGTGGTTTAGGTTCTAATTGTGGTTGTTTTGGTTCAAACTCTGATACGTGAACTCTAGAACCATTCCATTCTTTTACCATTTCTTTGTATGGAAAAGCCATACCTGATCTATCAGATATAAATTGTGCGTATTTACCTTTTGAAAAATTAGACATTTGGATAATAAGTTTTTGGGGTTATGAACGAACTAGATGATGAGCCATCCTCCGCTAAAGCTCTTTGTAATTCATCCTCGTAATATAGTTTCATTTGTTGTGATAATTCAGGTTTAAATTTTTGTGATAAGTAAAACGCTAATCCAGATACCATACAAGGAACAAATCTATATGGCACATCTGTTGCGTTAGTATAATCACCTATATCTTGTATTCTTTTTACAAAATAAAAATTTAAAAAATTACCAGCCTCTGACGAACCTGGTGTTAAGTATAAAGTGATTGTAACTTTATCAATAAATCTTTGCACATAATATTGTGAGGGTTGGCCAGTTGACGTTTTATTTGAAAGACCTTGATATGTAGATCTATTTATTTTTGTAAGCGGTGTATCAACACTTGAAGAGTTTCTATAGACAGCCTCTAATATATCATCAACGCCATAAATAGCTGTGGCATCAGATGTACCATCACCTGTTGATCTAAACATTGTATAAACAGCTTGACCGTTAACTAATGTGATTGAATTATTCCCTATCTGCCAGTAGTGTAGACCTCTATTACCCCATTCCTGAAATAATATATTAAGAGATCTTCTTGCTTGGCGCATCTGATTACCAGATACACTTTGAAGACCTATTCTTTCATAAGACTCTTCTATAATCTCATCTATAGAAAAGTTCTTATC